TGTAGACATAATAAGGTTGAATGGTTCAAATGAATCATAACCTACACGTACAGCACCAAGCTTTATTGTTCTAGGCTCCCACTTACCGTCTAACCATAACTGTCTTTTTTGTCTATCTATCGGGCCATTACCGTTAAGATCACCACGCATCCAAGCTTGTGTAGCCATAAATACTATAGCAGATCCTATTGCTAATCTACCTGTTTGTAAAGCACGTGCGTTAGCTAGTTCTTCTACGCTTGTAATACCATACTTAGCAACACTAGCTAAGTCGTTAGAGTTTGCAAAAGCAATATCATTAAACTCTTTGACTAAGAAGTTAAATCCGGGTGTATACTTACCTGTAAGTGCAAGACCGTTTACACCAGTTCTAGCAAACAAAAAGAAAGGTTTAGCTAAAGGTGTGGCGCTAAACACATCGTTTAAGCCTTTTGCAAAGCCTGTAAGCTCCTGTGTAAGTGTTACTTCTTTACGTGCAAACTTAGTTGCTTCATCTATTATGTTACCGTTTGCATCAAAGATCTGTGCATAAAAATCATCTTCATATGCTCGCATTAGTTCTTTTGTTATCTTAGGTGTTTTATAACCATTGTCCTGTAACTCAAGAACTCTACGCATAGCTTTTTCACGCATCTTAGCACGACCTAAAATGTATGCAAAAGCATCATCAGTTGCGGCCATGATCTTTGTAGAGTATGTTAAGAAGTTTTTATTATTCATACTTCTTGCCATATTAGCCATACGAAACGCTGCTGTTTCTCCGGGTGTAGCTCTACCGCTATCTTCTGCCCATCTACGTAATATTTCCCAGTTATCGTCGCCTGCTGTAAACTCGACAAAACGTGTTTTTATTGATCTTATATCGCCTTTCCAGTAGGAGTTTAGTTTACTTCTAAATAAAGTAAATGACTCTGGTATAGCTTCTACCATAGCATTAACTGATGCAAGGCTAGATCTGACTGTTGCTACATTACCATCAAATGGTAAACGTAATACAGCACCTAATGCTTGAGCTAGCGGACGTAAGAATGTTGCAGTGGATGTACCCATGATTGCTCGGGCTGGTGTTTTAGGGCCAGATAGTATGCTATGAGACATAACACCTTCTAGTTCTCTTATTAAAGCACCGGTACGTTGAGGCCCGCCTGCTTCTAATGCACCACCAAGTATAGTCTTTCTTGCCCATGCGTCAAAGTCGTCAAGAGTATTTACATTCTCCATCATAGAAAAAGCTTCAAACAACGCGTTTATCATATCGTCATTGTCATCGTCTTTTGCTATTTTTAAGATAGACATTATAGACTCTCTAGCATCAACCATAGCGTCTTGTGTAGCTTCTTCAACAGCTTGCTTGCTTTTCTTACCAAGTCCTAATTCTCTAAATGAGTCAGACTTTACAAATCTAGCTTTCTTTGTTTCATATAACGCAGTAAGCATAGTATCTACAATCTGTTTAGCTGGGCCATCAATGTCTTGCAAATCAACTAAGTCAGCTATTTCTCGACCAGCTACACCTAAGTCACGTACCTGTCGTAATAATGAACCTATAACTAGGTCTGCAACAACTACATTCTTAGATGTCCATACAGCATTACCATCAATAACATCGTTGCTTTCAAACAACTCTTCTAGATACTCTCTTGGTGACATATCTATAGCATTTCTGCCTTGAGTTATACGTTGATGTGCTTCAATAGCTTCTCTGTATTTACTAACAAGAGTTTTTCTATCACCTTTAGCTGCTTCTAGTTCCTTAGCAAACTTTTCGCTGCTCATCAACCCACGCATGATTCTTTCAACCGTAGCGTCGTCTGTACCACCTTTTAAGCCTATTCTTTCTCGTTCTACGGGTGTAGTAACCGATCCAGTAGAGCCCTCCTCTGAGCCCCATGACTTACGTGTTTTTGATAACTGTTCGCGAGCTGCTTGAGGCTCTACCTCGGATACGTGTGCCCCTTGATGCGGTTGAGATATAGGAGCATTTTTATCTGCTCTAAACTGTGTTTCACCTTCACGTAGTTGTGCTATACCAGCTTGTACTGTTTGATCTTCTAAACTTTTATTACGTTTAGTTATCTGTTCTATGGCTTTATCACCACCTTTTTTCAGTGTGTACGCAAACCCGTCAAAGACTAGGCCAATACCCATACCTTCAACAATATTCTTTAGTTTCATCACTACTGGGTGGTCAGTATCTTTGGTAGATATTGGTGTATCTATCCAACCATACCTATCACGTAACGCACCTAATGCGTTTTGCTCGTCTGACTCTTTAGATATAAGGTCAGACACAGCTCCTACAGCTGCACCTCTGACTATATTACCCTTTGTTAGTGCTAGTAAACCAGCCGGTATAGTAACTACACCTGTAGCGGCCGCAGCCTTAGCTGCTGCAACAGTACCTACAGCTAATGTACCAAAATGTACTAAGCCTCGTAACTGTTTACCCCACCATGTTCTAGTTTCTATTGGGTTATCGTATGCACCAAAAGGGCTGAAGTCCGGTCTGTATTCACCAGTTTCTTCTCTTTGTTGCTGCATCTCACCAGAAAGAGCGTCTATTGTACGTTCTGGAAAGGTGGCTATAGATGATGCAGTATCTTGAAGGCCACCAGATAGTATGGACTGACCTTCTTTGATGAGTGCCTTAGCACCCCAGTTTTCGGCATTTCGAGGATCTTCTTGCTCTGCAACAGCTTGTTTGTCTTGTTGTTCCAAAGTTTCTTGTGCTCGCTCCTGTGCCTCAACCTGTAGTTGATATTCTTCCGCAGCTGCCGCAGCTTCATTAGCTACGTAGTCTAGCGTGTTTCCATCAATATCAACTTCTATATTAGAATAGTTTGAATCAGTCATAATTATGGAGTTGCAATAATTCCTTCAGTTTGTTTCTTAATATCTTCTTGTACTTTTTGGTTCCTTCTGTCTTCTATATCTTTATCGATAACACCGTCTGCAATAGCTGTCACGACACCACCTAAAAGATTTTGAAACTGGTTCATAGGTATGTTACGTAAAGCTGGAAACGCATTTAATACTATTTCTTGCTCAGCATTACTTAATGAAACTAATCTGTCCCATCTTTTTTCGCTTTCGTCACCTTCAAATACAGTTTCTGTACCACCCTTTTTAGCTTGTATAATAGCACCTCTGATAGTGTTTGTTCGATTAGCTCTTTGCCTCATCAACTCGATTACTATTTTACTTTGTGTATCTTCGTTAAACAAAGCGTCACCATCTATAACACCATCTTTTAGGGCATCGTTAAGCTCAGTAGCAGTAAGATGATATATGCCAAACTTGCTGCCGCCTCTGTTAGCTAATGTAAGGATTTGATTGACAGTAAGTTTGTTACCGTTTTTTCTACTAAACCCAAAAGCTGGTTGATAAAAACCTTCTTTTACGTTTGATATTTTAAGTGCGTTCAAAAGCTTCTTTGTATTTTCTCCAGACGGATCACTCATAAAGTCTAGGTTTTTAGTTAGGTGTGGTTTGACTTCTAGTGTGTTTCTATCTTTTAATGTAAGATCGTACTGTGGATCAACCATAACCATGTTTGGTACTTCCTCTCCAGCATCATTTATTATGTACCCATCTTGCACCACCCTAGGTCTTACCTTTATCGTACCGTCTTCGTTTAGGCCGCCTGTAGCTTCTAATCTAGCATGTGCATACTGTTTAGGTGACATCTTAGTTCCGTTTGCTACTTTATTAAAGTAATTAGGAAAAGGATCACCATATATTAAATGTTTTTTATATTGACCTATAGCTTGCTTTTCCCACAAAGACACAAAATTACCTTGATTCGTAGTTTTAGCAACATTAGCTTTTACTATATTATTGTCATCTTGTATATCTTTAACACTCGGTGTACCACCTTCTTGTTTCTCAACAGTACCTAGAGCAAAGTCACCAGCTGCTAATTCTTTTTGTATTTGAGGTAGTACTAAAGATATAGCTTTATCATAATCTATTCCCTCTTTTAGCTGATTACCCATCCGTCTATCAAACTCGTCATAAGCTTTTTTAACTTCAAGTTTTTCAAGAGTGCCTAACTTTTCACCTTGAGTATAGTTTGGATGAAACTTCTGTAAACCCTCTTCTATTTCTAGACCTTCGGGATTAGCAACTCCTACTCTAGAATTACCACCGTTAGTAGATGTACCATCACTTCCGTAATTTATTTTGCTTACATCAAGACCTCGACGTTTTGCATCTTCTATTCTAGGTTTTAAGATTTCTGGTGGTATACCGCCTTGATCTATGTATTTTTTTTTAAGTTCATCTATTTCTTGTTGTTCTAATCTTAGATCAGCTAATCTTACTCGCTCTACGTCTTCAGCTAGTTTAATCTTAGTATCCTGTATAAGCTTAGCGTATCCATCTCTTTGTGCAAACTTACTATCTTCAATAGTAGTACGAGTTCCGGGTGCGTAGGCTGGTACAAACTGAGCTTGATCGTATAAGTATTCAAGATGATGTATCTTTAGTGTTGGTACATCAGATGTTATATCAGCAGCAACAGCTGTCATAAGATATTCTAAAGCATCAGCTCTTGTAAATTTGTCATTACCATCACCACCATGCTCTAAGTAAATAGTATCAACTATTTGCTGTGCATCAATATCTACTTTTTTACCGTACTCTAATGGACGTAAAGCTTTTACTATATTTTTAGTTAGTTTTATATCTCTATTTTTAACGTAATTAGCATTAGCCTCACGCTTAAATGACTGTATGTTGTTGTTTCTTCTTTGTACTAGATCAGGGTAAATGTCCTCGTAAAAAGCTTTTCTAAATGCTCTACTTTCTACATCTATGCCAGCGTCTCTAGCGTTCTGTATCATAGCTGTGACTACTAATTCATCAGCAGCGTTATGTAGTTCTATATACTCTTGTATATCCGTGATGTCTTTACCACCGTTTTCGTTTATAATCTGTAGTCTAGCACCATAGTAATCTGTTTTTATATCAGATATTAATTGCTCTAAACTTATGTCTTGTGGTTGTGGAGCAGTTTTTACTCTTAAAAAGTTCTCTCCAATCTCGCCATCTTGTAGTAGTTCGCTGTTAAACTTTGCATCTTCAAAAGCAAACTTACCTTCAGCGTCTCTTAGCTGAGCACTAGAGTTCGAGTCTAAATATCTCATAGCCTCGTCTATTTTCTTCTGTGCTTTTTTTCTATCTTCAAACACTTTTAAAGCTTGACTAGCTTGTGAAGAAAACTGTGCTATATCGCTAAGAAGCTTTAGAGGTCTATCTGCTATATCTTTTTGTATTTGAGCCATCTGCTGGTAAGCAGCAGCACTACGTTGAGTCTGATTATCTATAGCGTCGTTAGCTGCACTAGCTAGCTCTGCCTCAGT